TGTTGATCTTGCTAATCGTTTATTCGATAGCGAAGAAGAACAATATAAACAAGAGCAGGAAAATATTAAAATACCTGTCCCTGGTGAAGATGGAGATGAAGACGGCGAAGAAGAAAGCAGTTTTTATGGTGAATCTTTGGATGGTGACATCGACGAAGAAGATGATTTGTTTGATGAGGGTGAATCTATCAATGACGATGTTCCCTATTCTGAAATGAACTCTTCTCCACTCAGTTCTAAAACTGATGAGTCGCTTAGACAATCTATTTTAAAAGAGCACTCCTCGGATGTAGAGGTAACTAATATTAATGTTGGTACAGTAGACCCAACTCCGTTTATTATAGGTTATAAGAAACTTCTTGAAGAAACTTCTGACCTGAATAAAATGTTTCGTTACAGTTTATCTTGGGAATTAACAAACGGAAAACTAAACTTGGATCCTGTAGCAAATTCGTTGTATACTAAGTTTATGGCGAATAACAAAAAGACTATCAACTATCTCGTAAAAGAGTTCGAGATGAAGAAGTCTGCTACTAACTACTCTCGTTCTTATATTGCTAAGACTGGAGTGATTGACCCAGTTAAGATGAACACGTATCGGTACAACGATGACATATTCCGTAAAGTAAACATCACTCCCGATGGTAAGAACCATGGAATGATTATGTATTTGGACTGGTCTGGTTCTATGTGTAAAGACTTGTATAACACTGTAGAGCAAACTTTGAATCTTGTTTACTTTTGCCGTCAAGTGAATATTCCTTTCCGTGTGTATTCCTTCACTAACGGATACGATGATCCTAATATAGATTATAATGTAAGAACTGTAGAAGATAATCTGTTTAATGAAACTTTATCTAAAATAGATGACTTTAGCATATATCCTGACAGAAAGTTTAGACTAATGGAATTGTTCAGCAATAAAATGAACAAAAACCAGTTTGCTAGAATGACTAAAGTGTTGCTAACAATTTCTAGATACATTGAATATGTTGAAGAACCATACAAATTGAGTGGTACTCCTCTAGATCAAAGTATCGTTTTAGCAGGTCAAATAACACGCAAGTTCTTAAAGAGTAATCCAGTAGACATTATCAATACTATATTCTTGACCGATGGTGATTCTCATGCTCCAACAATTAAACTTTCTAAACAATATAATGATACCAAATATTGCTACACTGAATATCTTGACAGTTTACTTCCATATCGTTTTTCCGAACAAGAACTAAAAAGAGTTGTTTTACATGATCCTGTTACTAAAAGATCATACACCATTACTCGCGATACCGTAACTAAACAATTGTTGAAACTCTATAAAGATCAAACAGGTTCAACAGTTATTGGATATCGTTTGATGGAACCTAACAGGCATGCTTTCCTTAGATCGTTTGCTCGTAACAGACGTGATGAAAATAAAGTCGCTGAATATTACGAAGATTTCAAAAAACAAAACTACGTTAATATCAAAGGTCAGGGATACGATAAGTTCTTTGTTCTAAAAGGTGGTAAGAATTTACAAACATCGAACAATTCGTTTCAGGTCTCTGAGGATGCTAAGAAAGGGGATATCTCCCGTGCGTTCCGTAATGCGAACAAAAAACGTCTGGTCTCCAGGTCTATGCTTAATGAGTTTATCGCTGAGGTGGCGTAAGTTGTTGATTTTATAGGGAGAAATAATTCTAAAAAAAGCTTGACTTTGAACTGTTTTTCCCGTATAATAGATGTATAAATTTGATTAATTCCTTTTTGAGAGAGGTCTATATTATGAAAACTTTGAATGAAAACCAGACCAAATTATTGAACGCTGCTTACAATAAATTTGGTAACACTGCTTCAAAACGAGAACTACAAGATTTTGCTACGGACATGGGTCAACCATATCCTCACTTTATGATTCACCGTGATTATAGAATCAAAAGAAATGTTTATGATTTGAACGCACAGATACTTCCTTTGAGTAAATCCAAAAAGGTTGTCGAACCGACTAAAGTAATATCTTTGAGTATGGATAGCGGTGGGTTCAAAGAAAACCTGATTCCTGAGGTAGATCCTTTGTATGTGCCTTTCGGTAATGCAAAAATGATTCGTGATGTGATCAAATCTAAAATGTTTTATCCGCTTTATATTACTGGTCTTTCTGGTAACGGTAAAACTTTTGGAGTTGAGCAAGCATGTGCTCAGAGTAAACGTGAAGTGATTCGTGTTAACTTTACGGTGGAAACTGATGAGGATGATCTTATCGGTGGATTCCGTTTGGTTAACGGCGAAACCAAATTCTTTAAAGGACCAGTGATTAAAGCAATGGAACTTGGTGCGGTACTACTCTGTGACGAGATCGATCTTGCTAACCCAGCAAAGGTTATGTGTCTCCAACCAATTCTTGAGGGTAAGGGATACTTCATTAAAAAGACAGGTGAGTATGTACGACCTGCTGCTGGGTTTACCGTAGTCGCTACTGCTAACACCAAAGGTAAAGGCAGCGAGGACGGTCGCTTCATCGGTACTAACGTGATGAACGAAGCATTCCTTGAGCGTTTCCCTATTACTGTCGAGCAATCTTATCCTAGTCCTTCTGTCGAGAAAAACATTCTGCAAAAAGTATTTACCAACTTGGATATCAAAGATTCTGAGTTCTTGGATAAACTTGTTGACTGGGCAGATATTATTCGTAAGACTTTCTACGACGGTGGTGTTGATGAGATTATTTCTACTCGCCGTTTGGTACACATTGCTAAAGCATACTCTATCTTTAACGATCGTATGCAATCAATCCAAATGTGTATCAATAGGTTCGACGATGATACCAAAGCATCTTTCTCTGACCTCTACACCAAAATCGATGCTGGTGTAGTGGTTGAAGATGTAACTGAAAATTCTTCAGAGGGTAAAGTAATTCACCCTTACAAAGGATGAAGAAAAGCTTGACTAAATACAAAGTTGCATATATAATAAACCCTTTGAACAATATTATGGAGATTTCATGGAATTAACTATTGAGTTGAGCGAACTACGCAAAAAGAAAATCTTCGTTGCTACCCCCATGTATGGGGGGCAATGTCATGGTATGTACACCAAGTCCACCGCCGATCTTGCTAAACTATCTCAGCATTACGAGATGGACGTCAAGTTCTTTTACCTATTCAACGAATCACTAATCACTCGGGCAAGAAACTATTGCGCTGATGAGTTTATGCGTTCTGACTATACTCATCTGATGTTTATTGATAGTGATATAGGATTTGATCCAAACGACGTACTTAGTCTTGCTGCAATGATGGACGAGACCGATCCTAAAGGCAAGAAGATTATGTGCGGACCATATCCTAAGAAAACTATTGCTTGGGAAAAAATTAAACAAGCAGTAGATCGAGGATTCGCTGACAATAATCCAAACGATCTGGAAAAGTTTGTTGGCGACTACGTCTTCAATCCTACCGACGGGCAGAGCGAGGTGCGTATCGATCAACCTGTTAAGGTGCTTCAGGGTGGTACAGGTTTCATGATGATCACGAAGGATGCCTTTACTCAGTTCGCTGAGAAATATCCAGACTATTCATACAAACCCGATCACGTGAGAACTAAACACTTTGATGGTAGTAGAGAAATCCACATGTACTTTCAAGCATTGATAGACGAGAAGTCTAAACGATACTTGTCAGAAGATTACATGTTCTGTCAGTGGATGCGTGAATGTGGAGTGGATACTTGGATGTGTCCATGGATGAAACTCTTACATACTGGTTCTTATACTTTTGGTGGTTCTCTAGCAGATCTAGCAGCAATTGGTGCTACTGCTACCGCTGATCCTGATAAGATTAAAAAGATGAAGAGGGATAACTAATGCAAGAATTCAAATATAATGAGGACAAACTTGTCCAACAGTTGATGGAATATATTGAAGATACTTACGATCAGCATTACAGTCGTAATAAGTTTCAAGCATCCGAGTTTATCTTTGATAGTGGACACGGTGTAGGTTTTACTTTGGGCAACATTATGAAATATGCTCAAAGGTATGGTAAGAAAGGCACGCCAGCAGAAGCAAGAAAAGATTTAATGAAAATCTTGCATTATGGTATTATGGCATTATATAATCATGACGTTCAAAATGGAGTAGATAATGAAAATCAGTGAACAAACTTTTGATGTGTTGAAAAACTTTTCTACAATCAATCCATCGATTTCAGTGAAGGCAGGTAATGTACTGCGTACAGTTTCTGAGCAAAAAAACATTCTTGCTCAGGCATCCATCACTGAATCTTTTCCAAAGAACTTTGCTGTTTATGAACTGAATCAGTTTCTAGGACTGTCCAGTTTGTTTGAAGACGGCGAGTATAACTTTGGTGAGTCGGCAGTAGTAATTAGCGAAGGTAAGAACTCTTCGCGATATACTTACACCGACCCTTCTATGGTAACTGCCGCACCTGAGAAAACACTTGACCTTCCTTCTAAAGAAGTCCAGTTTAAACTTAACTGGAGCGATCTTAAGAAAATAGTCAATGCTGCTAATCAGTTAGCGTTACCTGAAATCGTGGTTCGTGGTAAAGACGGAGCAGTAACTTTGGTTGCTACTGATACTAAGAACCCAACTTCTAATGAGTTCTCTCAAGACTTAGGTATCGCAGCAGATGCTGAGTATGAGTTTATCTTTAAAGTCGAGAACTTTAAATTCATTCAACAAGACTATAACGTAGTTATCTCAAGTAAAGGTATCTCTCACTTCAAAGGTGACAAGGTAGAATATTGGGTTGCTACTGAATCTGGGAGCAAATATAATGGTTAATATTTCTGAAGACTTGGCAAAAGCACTACTTTCTATTATTGACTTGAGTTCTAAAGCTGGGGTGTTCGTTGGCGGAAACTTATCAATCGCTGGACAAGTTCGTAGTGAACTTGAAGCATCACTTAACGCAACAACAAAAGCACCTACTCCAACAGCAGAAAAGGCATCTAGTAAGTAATGGCAATTGTAACAAAGTCTCGCCATCTTGCTAAGACTATCACTTGGCGTATAACTGGTACAATCG